AGCACCAGCAGCTAAACCAGCAGCTAAACCAGCAGCACAACAAGCTAATTTTGCTCAAGGTGGTGGTGGAGCAGCACCTGCAGCTAAACGAGCAACTAAACCAGCAGCTAAATCAGCAGCACAACGGCAAGGTAACTTTGCTCAAGGTGGTGGTGGCTATAAAAAATAAGCCAAACTTAAATTAATTGCCGCTCTCGGGCGGCACTTGACAACTTCACTTTTTTCATATATAATAAAAATTATACACTCATTTTATAGGAGACCTATGAGTAATCGCGTATATGGCATAGACGAAAAAGCAAAACTAGAACATTTAGTAAATGAAGGAATGATTGTAATGCAAGAAGTCCAAGACTTACAAGAAGGACTACGAGATACAGTCAAAGCAGTAGCAGAGGAATTGAACATTAAACCCTCGCTCATTACAAAAGCTATCAAAATTGCACACAAAGCTGAGTGGCATAAGGTGGCAGACGAATTTGAAGATTTAGAAACTTTAGTAGCAACCGTTGGCAAGGATCATACATGAGCTATATAGATGGCATATTTGATAAAGATGCTGACATCATCCGTGTTGTAGAACGCAGAGAAGGTGAACGTGTCTATGTTGAGTATCCTATAAAATATACATTTTATGTAGAGGATCCCAAAGGCAAACATAAATCTGTCTATGGAGATCCTCTTAGTCGTATAGTGTGTAAAAGCACTAAAGATTTTAGAAAAGAGCTCGCAATATATCGAGGCACAAAAATCTTTGAGGGTGACATCAACCCTATATTCCAGTGCTTGAGCGAAAACTATCTTAATCTAGAAGCACCAAAGCTAAATGTAGCATTTTGGGATATTGAGACTGATTTTGATCCTGAGCGAGGATTTGCTCAGCCATCAGATCCATTTATGCCTATTACAGCCATTACAGTACATCTGCAATGGCTTGAAGCTCTTATTACACTTGCTATTCCGCCAAAAGGTTTATCTATTGAGAAAGCTAGAGAACAAATGGCTCAATGGGGTAAATCTGTTATGATATTTGAGACAGAGAAAGAAATGCTTGATACATTTCTTGATTTGATTGACGATGCCGATGTATTGAGCGGATGGAACTCAGAAGGATATGATATTCCTTACACTGTAAATCGTGTAAGTCGTGTGCTTAGTAAAAACGACACACGACGATTCTGTTTATGGAAGCAACTGCCAAAAAGGCGTGAGTTTGAAAAGTTTGGCAAAAAAGCTGAAACATTTGATTTAGTAGGACGAGTTCATCTAGATTCGTTGGATCTATATAGAAAATACAACTATGAAGAGCGTCATAGCTACAGACTTGATGCTATTGGCGAGCTAGAGATCGGGGAGAACAAAACGGTATATGAAGGTACGCTGGACCAGCTATACAATAACGATTTTCGTACATTTATAGAATATAATCGGCAGGACGTAGCTCTGCTAGATAAACTGGACAAAAAGCTAAAATTTATCGACCTCAGTAATATTCTAGCTCATGCCAATACAGTATTACTACAGACAACTATGGGCGCTGTAGCAGTTATTGAGCAAGCTATTATTAACGAAGCACATCATCAAGGATTGCGAGTTCCAAATCGTCCAAAACGAGATGAGTCTAGCTCACAGGCTGCAGGTGCTTATGTAGCATTTCCAAAGAAAGGCTTACATAAATGGATTGGCTCAATGGACTTGAACTCTCTGTATCCTAGTGTTATTAGATCACTCAATATGGCGCCTGAAACTATTGTAGGACAGCTACGACAGGATATGACAGAAGAGATGCTTCGCGAAGCACAAGAGCTAGAGAAAAAATCTTTTGCTGGTGCTTGGGAGGGGATGTTTGGCACATTAGAATACGAAGCTGTGATGCAGAAGCGTAAAGATGTAATGATTACTATTGACTTTGAAGATGGAAAAGTTGAAGTAATGAGTGCGGCTGAAATTCATGATCTTATATTCAATTCACATACTCCATGGATGCTATCTGCTAACGGAACAATCTTTACAACAGAGTTTGAAGGTGTTATCCCAGGCATTTTGAAGCGTTGGTATACTGAGCGTAAAGAGCTTCAAGCTATGAAGAAAAAAGCTATTGAGGCTGGAAATGAATTAGAAATTGCATTTTGGGATAAGCGACAGCTAGTAAAGAAAATTAATCTAAACTCGTTATATGGTGCTATTCTAAATTCAGGCTGTAGATTCTTTGATAAACGTATTGGGCAATCTACTACACTAACTGGCAGAGCAATTGTAAAGCATATGTCTGCCGAGGTGAACAAAACTATTACAGGAGTATATGATCACACTGGTGATGCTGTAATATATGGCGATACTGACTCTGTATATTTTTCGGCGTACAATACACTAAAAGACGACATTGAAGATGGAAAAATCCCGTGGGACAAAGACACAGTCATCACGCTATACGATCAAGTCGCTGAGGCGGCAAATACTACATTTACAACTTTTATGCGGGACGCTTTTCATTGCCCAGCTAGCCGTTCCGATGTTATTGCTGCTGGGCGTGAGATTGTAGCAGAGTCAGGCTTATACATTACTAAGAAGCGTTATGCTGCCCTTGTATATGACTTAGAAGGAGATCGTAAGGACGTAGATGGCAAACCTGGTAAAATCAAAGCTATGGGCTTAGATTTGCGTCGATCAGATACTCCTGTCTTTATGCAAGAATTTCTGTCTGAGATTCTTATGATGGTTCTAAAAGAAGAGCCTAAAGAAGACATACTAAGTAGAATTACAAGATTTAGGCTTGAGTTCAAAGAGCGTCCAGGCTGGGAAAAAGGCTCGCCCAAGCGTGCCAATAAGATTGGACATTTTAGAGCTTTAGAAGAAGCTAAAGGTAAAGCTAACTTGCCAGGACATGTTAGAGCAGCACTAAACTGGAATACACTCAAGGTGATGAACCACGATAAATATAGTATAGACATTGTCGATGGTATGAAGGTTATTGTATGCAAACTAAAACCAAATCCATTAGGATATACTTCAGTAGCATACCCAACTGATGAGCTTAGATTACCAGATTGGTTCAAAGCATTACCATTTGATCATGAAGCTATGGAAAATGCTATTATTGATAGTAAGCTAGACAATCTTATTGGTGTTCTAAAATATGATTTGACTGATACTAGACAAGATAATACATTTAAAACATTGTTTGAGTTTGGGTGACATGAAAGAGAAAAAAGACGAGCAAAAGAAAGAAACATTGAAAGAGGTGCTAAATTCTCCTGAGATGGAGAAGGTTGCAGAACTATATGCAAAAGCTATGCATCAATATGAACGAGACGCTAATTCCTTTTGGGAAGGTATGTCTGAAGAAGATCAAGAGAAAGCCTTTTATATTGTATGTAAAAGAATCTATAATGGCGATGTAGTAAAAGGCGGCTCATATAGATATGTTCTTTATGATATATTTGGCTTTGATCCAGGAATGTATGGAATAGGTATGGATTGTGGCTATATGGATATCCACAATATGATTGGGAAAGGTTTGACATTAGATAAGATGTTAGCTGCCAAAAATATTAATGTAAAATGTTTTGATATAGAAAAATCATATAAAAAAATTAAAGATGTTAGACTTACATTAAAAGAAAAAGATGGAACAGCATACATCGAAGTTAATCAAGAAAAGAAGGATGGATGAGAAATCAATTACTAGATATTTTGCAACATACTTGGTTTGCATCATTTTTTGAGTTTCTAAATTTTTATCATATCAAAGATGAAGCTATTGAAATTATACCTGACTTATATGGCAAAATTTTAGATATTGATCCTCGGACACATCAACTTACAACATCGCCACAACTAACTCCATGGTTAGAAGTTGGAATGCCTATACAGTTTCTAACCTCACCTGACGGATCTTCACAGTCACTAACAAACGCAGAATTAGATACTAATAAAATATATTATGTCAATACATTATGGAGTAATGAGTATTGTACTAGATTTACTGTAGGAAATACACCTACAACTAAAGACATAATTGAAGTTCCTTATTCTAACTTTTCATTTACTATAAGGCATAACAGAAGCTATGTTGTAATTAAAGATCCTTCATTTTTAGATTTAGGTATGAAGGTAATATTTGAGAATTTTCCTACCAACACAGATATAGTAGCTGAAGCTGGATTAAGTACAAGTTCTAAATACTACATATACGAACTGTTAGAAGATAATAAAATTAGACTAGCATCATCACAAAATGCATCTCAGTATATAAGATTTAATAAGGCTTGGAATGGTAGAATTGAGATTGTACAAGATAACACATTTTTAGAAGCAGTTTCTCCTGAGGAAGACATTTATTTTGTAGGACAAACAGATGAAAAAATCCGTGCATTTAATAAAGATTTTGGTATGGATAATTTAGGTAAGATGTGGGAACAGTTACGCAATCTAAATGAATATTCTAAAGGATCAAATGTAAAAATTACTAGCCTAAATGAAGATGGAGAATATGTATCATCAAAAATAGATTTTATAAATGATGATGAGACTTTTATGGATCAGTTTCCGCTAATACATAAAAAAGATATTACACCTGAAATATTTCCTATGGTAGATTTTTCAGAGTCGTTATGGAATATAACATTTAGAATGTCAGATATCACTATTCGTAGATTTAAAGATATGTCTGTAACATACGATGAATTTAGACAATTTGACATTTATACTAAACAAATAGGAAATCATCCGTCTATATCTGGATTATATCAATATATGATGGAAATAGAGTTTGGTGAGGATAATCCTAACGAAGGGCAGATGCTGTTTGAGCCTACGATCTCTGGAACTTATGTTCCACGCATTATATATGAATTTACTACACGAGCAGAGCCCATTGCGTGGTACACAGGGCTCATTACGGGTGTCAAACCAGAATACATAGTAGTAAGTCCGTCATCTGAAGGTTTAGGGGAACAGCGGGATGAAATACCTGATACACAAGGTGGATATCTAAAAACTGAAGATACAAGCCGTTTTTATGAAGGAATGCCCGTACGATTTGAAAATCCTGCCGACTCTGCTGAAGCATTGTTACAAGTAGGAATTCCTAGAGGAAA